TGGCTGGACTGCTTGTAGATGACGAACTGCGCCGAGAGGCGATGGCGGCCGGGACGGGCCGGGGTGAAGCGTCCAGCAGTCCAGGTGCCCAGGCGCGGGTCCATCATCTGGTTGTAAACCCCGCGTGAGACCGGATCGGGCACGGCCGTCTCGCTAAAGTGCGCGAAGGCGTACGGCACCACGAAGGTCGCGTACGGCGGCAGGTTCTGCCAGGACAGGCTCCCGGAAAAGACCGCCCGGCTGGTTCTGTCGATCGGCGTGTAGGGCATTACCAGGTCCCTCCGACGATGCTGATCGTGTCGCCGGGCGTGCCCTTGACGAAGATCGCGCCCAGGTCGATGGACCGGAAGCTGTGCCACTCGCCGGCGATCCAGGGCACCTCCGAGCCGTCGTCGCCCTTGAAGATCACGGGCCCGGCATTGCCCGGCGGGCAGGAGATGGTCACCGATCCCACCAGCCGCTGACTGGCCAGCGGCTGATAGTCGGCGGTGACGGTAATCGTGCGCATGATGGTGTTGTTCATGGCTCCCTCTACTTCAGCGCCCGGTAGCTGACCGTCAGCACGCTGGTGAAGACACGCTGTTCGGCCAGGTGCTCGGGGGCATAGACCGGCTCGTTGCTGATCGATACCCAAGAGGCGAACGGTGCGGCACCCAGCGGCCGACGACGCAGGTAGTCGGCAATCTGGTCAACGAGAGTGCTCAATGCTGCCACCTCTGAGTCGAGGTCCTTGCCGAGCTTCTTCTGGATGCCGATGTCCACGGCGATCTCGTACTGGCTGGCGCTGCGTGTCGAGCCGGTGATCTCCACACGCTTGGGCACCACGGAAACCTTCAGATCCGCCAGGTCGGCCAGGTCAAACTCCGGCAACACCCGCCGCACGACGGTGAAGCTCGGCGTGAACGTGCCTGGCGGTGCCGCATTCAGTTCGGCAGTCACGGCGTCGGCGATGTCGATGACCAGGCTCATGCGTCACCCCGTAATCCAGGTGATGATTCCCGACGTGGCGGCGGTGATACCCGCACCCACGATCAGCCAGATCAGCCTCGCCTGGCGCTTGGCATCCTGCTCCAGGCGGTCCAGCCGCACGTTGATGCCGGGATGGCCATTGCCGCGAATGGCTTCATCCAGCCGGTCCAGCTTGCGATGCAGTTCCGCAAACTGGCGCTCGCAGGCGCTTCGGAAGTCGCTACTGACAGTCGAGTCGCTCACGTGTCCGCTCCGATGTCCTTGGTGTGAATGCGGTAGGTTTGGCGGTACGGATCGCTCCAGCGCCAGCAGCCTTCGCCGCCCAGGTTCACGACCTCGTATCTCCGCCCGTTGGCCGCGATCACGTCGCCGGGTTCCGGCTCGACCCCCGGCAGCGCGTCGGCGAGGATCAGAAAGTCCCACACCTGAGCGGTGATGGTCAGGCCCGACTCGTCGGCGACCTCAAAGCCGGTTTTCCCGAAGGTCGCCTGGACCGTCCATGCTTCTGGCGGCCTGCGGTACTCGACCGGACTGGAGCAATGCGCCGTGCGCATCTGCTCCAGCCACTGCGCGCCTTGGCGAAGCAGGTCGGCCACGATCACTGCTCCAGCCGCACGCGAACAGTCGCATCTGCGTCGGCGGCAGCCTTCACCGCCTTTCCTAGGTACGGTCCGGCACCCCAGTCATGCATCACCACTTTGGGACTCTCCGCCCAATAAACCTTCGCGCCGGCGGCGATGGTGACGCCGGCATTGGCCAGCTTGGGCATGTCAAAGACGCCTGTCACCGCCAGCGCGCCCAGCGTGCCCGCGGGGATGTCGCGTTTGGCGACACCAATCAGGTCGCCCTGCACCACCACGTCCCCGGCCGCCACATCGCTGCTGGGGGTGTAGTCAATGCTGTCGCCGTCATGAACGAAAATCGCCGTTGCCATTGGTCATTGCTCCTTAATGTTCGAGAGAAAGATCAGGTCCGGCCCGGAAGGACGAGGCTTACGCCTCGCCCTTCATCATCAGCGCCCCGCGGTAGTCCTGTTCCTTGACGCCAAAATCGATGTACCCACGGAACATCACGCCCAGGGTGTTGAAGTCCGCATCCGTCTTTTCCACCGTGGGCCGGTCCACGCCGTTGAGGAATGCCACCTCGATGGCCGGCAGGCGGTTGGGGTCGGCCAGCAGGTACCAGGCCTTGTCCGAAGCGCCCGGGAAGGTGGGGTTGGACAGGTAGACACTGGAGACGACGGTGAACTTGCCCACGTGCGGGTTGGCGCTAGGCTTGGGCTTGTTGGCCGTGGTGGTCTCGTTAAGCGTGACGCTCTTCATGAGCATCTCGGCCGGCACCTTCAAAGCCGTGGGCACCAGCAGGATGCTCGGGCGGATGCCCAGCGGCTTGCCGTTGGGCTTGACCTGCTTGCCGAAGGCGACCTCCGCGTCCGTCAGACCATCCACGGTCAGCGCAGTATCCGCGCCGGCCTTGTAGTTCTTGTGGTCGGTGTGGAAGAAGGCCTTGCCGTCCGCCTGGGTGGGGTTAGAAAGCCACAGGCCCCACACCGCGTCGGCGATGGCCTCGGCCGCGCCCATGCCGATCTGGCGCGGGATGTCCGTGAATGCACCCAGATCGTCGTTGATGATCATCTGCCGCGTCAGGGCGAACATGATCCCGTGGGTGTCGGCCTTCTGCCGGAAGGTCTGCTCGCCCAGCTGGCCGTGCTTGAGCTCTCCATCCGGCCCCACCTGCTGGAACTGGAAGCTGCCGGTCATGCGGTAGCGGGTGTGCTCCTTGAAGTCATTGACGGAGGCGATCTTGGCGATCTGCCGCCAGGCGTCTTCAACGTAGCTGTAGCCCTCCAGCAGCATCTTGTTGGCGATGTTCGACAGGATGCCCGGCAGCGACGCGGTGCTGAAGGCGGCCTGGAGCCAGCCGGAAGCGTCGCGACGGAAGCGCGGCAGCTGCTGGCCACAGGCCAGTTCGCAGAACTCCTGGATGCCCACGCCGCGCAGCTTGTCGGCGGCTTCCAGGATTGGCTCGGCGTACATCGCCTCGATGCGGCTGTTGGGCAGGCCGCTAGCCATCAAAGCCACGGCTTCGAACACTTGGGGACTGGCGTTGCGCGGGCGGCTGGCGACCGCCGGTACCTGCGGGCGGCTGGCGCGCAGCACGTGCAACTCGGTGCGATTCTCGTCCCAACCTTCCTCGATGGCCTTGGCCTCGATGTCCGGATGCTTGCCGGCGCAGATTCGGCGGATCGCCTCGATACGCCGAGTCTCGGCCGCCATCTGCTGGCGCAACCGGGTTACCGGGTCATCCGCACAGGCGGAGGCATTGAGGGTGTCCGACGTCGCGGGTGCTTGAGCCGTCTGCGTCTGGGACTGCGAGGGCGAATCCGTTTGTGCGGTGGGCTGGCCTTGCGCATCCGCAGTGGTGCCAGTCGCGTCCTGCGTCTGTCCCGCATCCGTCTGGGCGGGGTTCTGATTGGTCGTGCTGACCGTCGTGGTGTCATCCATGACTGCTTGCTCCTTGTGCTGGGCGGCGATGCGGGCCGAAGTGGCCGGGTCTGCGCCGCTGTCCACGAATGAGATCTCCTTGAGAATCGCCTGGCGGACCACGTGCAGCGGCCCGCTGAATGTTCGGCCGTTGACGGTGATGCTCTGGCCGCTGGGGACAAACTCGGCATCCACCACGGCCGCTCCGATGCTGGCCTGCCAGGGAAAGCCGTTGACGGCGCTTTTGGCCACATCCCTGGCCCAGGACGTATCGCGGCTGATCAGGCCCTCGGCGATAATCTGGCCGTTCTCGATGGCGACGCGCTGCGTGTGGCCCACCCCCTGGCGCGGGTTGTGGTCGAGGCGGACCGGGATGTCTTGGCGCTCGATGGCCAGGCCTTCGAGGTCCACCACGACTGGGTGCGGGAACCCAGCGATCCGCATGGTTCCGCCGGTGTAGGCCACCATGCGGAAGCGCGGCATGGGCTTGTCGGCGTCACCTGCCGCCTCGACGGCAATCGGGCAGCGGAAAGTGAAATAGTCAGGCTGCCTGCTGGACATCCGTGTCGCTCTCCTCTTGGTCATCGATGGCCGGGCGGGGCTCCTCCGTGAGCCCCAGCGCGGCCATCAGCTTCTTTTCCTTGGCACGCTGGTGGAGTTCCGTCTCCCAGTCCTTGCCCTGGCGGGCATACTCGGCGGCGAGTGTGGTGGTGTTGCTGGCCAGACGCGTCGCCTGGGCACTGGCTTCCTTGGCCGGATCGACATGCTCGGTGCCGTCGAAGAACCACTGGTGGGCCGCCCCGCGCAGGTCGGGCAGACCAAGGGCCAGCTGAGCCTCATCCAGCCAGGCAGCAAAGATTCGGTCCAGCACCGCCTCGGCCAGGTGGGCCTGCTCAACCCGGATCGACTTGTAGTAGGTCTGGTGATCCAGACGCCCCGAGGCGTAGTTGTAGCCCGAGCTGTTGCAGGCAGCGATGTTGTAGGGCAGGTTCAGGCAGCGTGCGATCTCGTTGAGGATCTCCCGCTTGAACTCGGCGTAACTGGTCGTGGGCTGCTGGGCCTCGATCTGCCCCAGACGCCAGCCGTCAGGCAACACCGTGGCCATGCGCTTTTCCAGCTCGACCACGTCCATCGGTTCCAGGGCCTGGGCCTCGCCGTTGGCCGGAGCATCGGTAAACAGCACGGCGGCAAAGTCGGCGGCTGTTTCCGCTGCCGCAATGACCGCCAGGGTGTAGCGGCGCAACTGGGCAAACAGCGGCAGCGCCGGCGTGATCTCCGGGATGCCCCGGTGCTGACCCGGCCGGTCGGCCCGGAACCAGTGGATCACCGCCTCCGCCGGCACCAGGTCATACTGCGTCTTCCACACTGACAGATCACCGGGATGCTGACGCAGGATGCAGTAGGTCTGAGGATTGCCCCAGGCATCCAGCGTGATGCCGTCGATGTCGCCGTCGGTGGGCAACACCGACAGGATTGGCGAGGCGACGCGGTCGGCTTCGACCAGTTGCACATCCAGCGTCACCGGGGAATCGATCTTCGGATTGGCGCTGAGCACAGCAAAGGCTTCGCCGTCGGTGGTCTTGGCCATGCGCATGGTGCGCAGCTTCTCAGCCAGTTTCACCGCCTTGGCCCACTGCCCAAAGGCTGCTTCCACCTTCCGGTTGGCTTCGGGATTGTCCGTTAGCAGCTGCAGGCGCGGGCCAGTGCCGACGCAGTCGTTGGCGATGGTGAGCACGATCCCCTTGGCGTAGCTGTTGTTGGCCACTTCGTAGCGGGCGCGCTCCCGCAGCTTCTTGCGCACGTCCGCCGAGGCGGCGGCGTCGGCCGACAGCGAATCGACCATCGCCCAGTGCCGGGCGTTCTCGGCGGTGGTCTGCGCCGCGTCGAACCGCGCCCGCACCCAGCCCGGAATCCTCGGCCAGGCCGGGAGGGACCGCCGGGCCTTCCTGTCTTTGCGGAACGGCCACATCAGACGGTCCCCCCCGGCGAAATCTTGGCGAGCTTGACCCCCAGACCTTTAGCACGACTGGCCTTCTTCGACTCCAGGTACTTGTCGGCGGCAATCTGGTCCTGGAGGCTGTGCTGTTCGACCGACCCCGAATCACCGCTGACTTTCCGTGGCCCGGCGGCGTTTTGAGCAATTGACTTGTCCAGAGAATCCGTCACGGCCAAGCTCCACGGGCATTGCTTCGCCCGTAGTGCTTATTGCCGCAGAGCCCCAAAACTGCGCGCGGAAATCGGCTGGGATATGAAGATTGTTCCAATACTGGAACTTCTTATGCGCCGATGCGCTCGCGCGTAATCACTTCGTGGCCACAGTGCCGGCAGACGCGCTTGCGGAGAATGCAGTCGCGTTTGGCTCGCGTGTAGTAGGCGCGGAGGTCGCGGCACCCGCACTTCGGGCAGGATAATCCTGTCTTTCGCAGTGATTGCCTGATCACGGCATGCATGACCTGTTCCTCTGCAGTTCCGACAGTCGCAGACGTGGTCTTGGACTTGCCGCGCGAATTTCCACGCCGGGCAAGGCTGCGCCCAGAATGGACGCCGCTACGGCGCAGCCGACCACGCAGTCCAGCCAGTGGTTATCCGGGCGCGTCGCCCGCAACTTCCATTCGTCGACCGTTCGCCCCTGCGCCACCGACTTGACGCGGTACTCGGCCGTCAGATGGTCGGCCAGCAAGCGGTGGGCCTTCTCATCTCGGCCGTAGAGCGACAGGCAGCCCGGATCGCCCATCGCCACGGCCAGGCGGGCGTGGACGAAGCTTTTCCAGTAGTTCGTGTCGATCAGCACGTGCCGCACCTGGCGCTTGCCGATGGTGTTGGGGATGCGCCAGTGCAGCCCCACGCGGTCACCGCGCTTGCGCCGGTATTCACTGAACGGGATGCTTGACGCGCCCACATACTTGCCGTGGCTGGGCAGCAGGACGCCGGCAAAGCTGCTCTGCCGACAGAACTGGTACACCACATCAGTAGACTGGCCCCAGTTGGCGTCGACCAGGCAGCGGTCGATCCGCATCTCGGCCCCATCCTCGCGACGGTACACGCGGCCGAGTCGCTCGGCGCAGAGCTTCTCCAGCGCGGCATAGACTTGGCCCTCCAGGCCGGCCCCGGGCGCAGCCCGCTGGATCGTGGCCCGCACGTCCCGCAGTGTGAAGTA